ATGCGATTAATCAAAGCCACTGCAGACAGACATGAACCCATCCGGCAACTGGTTACTATTGTGATTAACGATTTCTACGCAAAGCTCGATAATGAAAGCAAACAAGCTATCGATAGTAAGTTGGGTTATGGTGCTGGCAGAATGGCGGGAAGGATAGGTTCACAATTTTTCCTGGCCCAATTTATTGCTAAAAGAATACTAACTCGTATCGTGACAGTTGAGGCCTTTAAGCGGTTTGTCAGAGTTGGCTCGTCGCTTTCGTTGAACATTCTCATGGTGCAAGGATTGATTGAAGAGGCTTCAGCCGCATCAAGACGGATGCAAAATAGATTTCCAATGACCTATTCAAAGGTTTCACGAATGAATCTGGATATGGTCTATTTCCTCGTAGAGAGGCCACTCGAACCCTATCTGATTTATATCAACAGCCATAGATTAATTTGTGAAAGGATACAAAATGAACTCTGCAAAATCATTTCTTCTTAAATTCGTTAAGTTCATTGGTATACAAACCACAAATGTTGTTGAAGCCATTTCTACGGGTATTTGCTCATTTGCCGCATTTTTCTCTTTGTTTTTACTTGATGGCTGGCTATGGAAAATTATTGGTTTCTTCGGGTTCATCATGCTGGCCTACTTAGTTGCTTACCTGCTGGATAAGCTAAAAGGAGAAGCATGATCGGTATGTGTTTTTATCCGTAATTAAGCTATCAAACAACAAGGCCGTGACACAGATTATGGCCTTCTTTGTGGTTGTAAAAAAAGCAATGAAACTATAAAGCTGACTAACAAAGTCAGAGTGATGCATATCATTAGTTAGATTTTTATTAACGAATTATGCATGGGCTACGTAGATCATTACTGCTTCGATTAAAAGCATCGCTTACGTAATGGAGAAAGTATGTATAGGCCGTACAGGCGTTAAACATAAAATTATCCTCTGCAGAAGCTTGATCGGGAAAGCTGAGACTATAGTAAGATGGAGCCCCAAAAAAATACACGTGGAACCAGACCACTTTCTCTCGCAAGCCGAATGCTTATTCGCCAACGTTTTCAGAAAAAACGCCGTACTATTACATGGGAAAGCATACTGCGCGGTGAATGGGAATATACAACAAGTGTCGGGGCATATGTTGGACGTTGGGTGCCCTGGATTGGCGCTGAGTTAACTGCATATGATCTTTCGATTATTACCCGCAATGTTGTTCATCGCTATAAGCTGATTACAGGTGAAAAAGGATAAGGCTGGTTATGAGTAAAGTTGAAGATGTTCATCGTCTGATAAACAAATACTTTTGGGAAATGCCAGATGATGCATCCCTGAGTACAGGTAAAAATTGCGTTTTGCCTGAAGAGGCCTTTGAGTTTTTTGAAGAGTATGCTGAACTATTTAGTATTGATATGAAGCGGTTTGATTTTCGTCTCTATTTTCCCGCTACAGGAGTACCCTTTTTGCCGAACGCTATTTTGCCAAAATATCTGCGCACCGATCATCATCAACCTGAGCCTTTAACTGTTCAGATGCTGATTGATTCCGCTGAGGCGGGGGAGTGGCTTTACTAAAATGTGATGCAGTAGAAAAGATCGTTAAATTTTATAAAAAATGAAAGGTTAGAAAAAAATAAAATAAGAAAGTGGAAAGTAGTTAAAACTCCTGACTATACAGAGGTTGCTATCGATATGAGCGCTACTAATAGCTCGATGTGGCAGTGAGTTTACGCAGCATTGCTGGGAGCTTACTACTCATTAATGGCTTGATATCTTCATCAGGCGTCTCATTAGGTACTTGAATGAGAAGGAGTATTCCACAGAACTTTCATATTTTTAAAATCTCCTCTTCATCCAGGAAAACCAGGAATGCAACTGGCGCATGGTTTGTTTGCATGGATTATCCGTCGGGATCTTCTTCAATGTTAGTTCTATCGGGGTTTTGAAAGACTCATTCAGTAGCTTTAAAAATGAGGATCAAGATGACCTTAATCTGCTGATTTAACCGCTAAAATTTGGTTGCCTCTGCTGGGTTTGAACCAGCAACAAAGCGATTATGAGTCCCAATTGGAAGTGATTAAAATCAGTAACTTACTGATTTTTATTTTTTATAAAGGCGAATAGTGATGAAAAGTGGCAGATAGCGTTGTGCTCTGCTGCCACTTTGCTGCCATTTCATCGAATCATAATATGAATATCCGTATATTTAGATATCGATGGGATTTAGGAATTAAACCAACGTTACAAATAAAAATCAATTATTGATGATAATACTCTATAAATTAATTTTCATCTTTAAAGTTAAGTATTGAAAGCATTCTCAGCTCCGCCAAGTAGTGAGAGTGCGAAAGTTCTAGCCTCATCATTTTGTTCAACAACTCTGACAACATTTAACTCATATCTTTTTCTATCAATAAATCCGCATTGTTTTGCAATAGGAGTTAACATGTTCGTTTCTCTTATTGGATATCGACCGATTAGGGATTCATAATCTGATGAATTCATCAAATGTTCAAAGTGTCTGATTTCGTCATCTAAAAATGTGGATAGATTGATTTCTTTATTATAGTTAATGCCATCGCGTATATCTTTTTGCGTTGGAATTGAAGACATGATTTCAGCCCGGATTTTTTTCTCAATGGCTCGGCAGCATAGATGCTCCTTTTTCTCATTTAAAGCACGGTGTATAATTTCAAGTACCTTGCCAAAACATTCATCAACAGTGCTTGTTAAATTTGTTTCCTTCACCGATTGAAGTAGCCAATAAATGATTTTTGGATGATAATATATCGACTCGATGGAATGAACTGATAGACTGAAAACGAAATTTGAATTTAGATTTTCTATTTGTGCTGGGACCTTGTTATCATTATCTATGATTCCAACAGCATTAATCCAGTGCGCAGAAGTATTGCTTCTCAAGCCTCTAACTGCCTGTTCAACAAGATCACACTTCTCTTTTGATATTACTGATACGTTTCTAAACAAAGATCCATATAAACCGACATCAAGACTTAACTGTGTTCCTTCAACAAATAACATGTTATTTCTTGCCCCCAGAACATCTGTCTTTACCTGCTCATCAAGGCCATTCAGGGTCTCATTATAATTTTTTATAATAGAAACGTCCCATTGAGCATTGTCCTCATCTAAATAATTGCACTTATTAATACTTACCACTGTGGAATCTTTGAAGTATGATGGAAGAGTTAATTCATGTGTTGAAATGATAAACGCGCAATCTCTTCTTGACTCTATTAGGTTTGATAATAACAGCGAAACTATACGCTTGTGTAAATGTCTTTCAGGTTCGTCTAAAACTATTAGTACACCGTTTTCAGCACATAATACCTCGCAGCATATGACTAATGCACTTTTTTCACCATCAGACATTCGTGATAAAGGATATGTCCTGTTGGGAGTGTAGCTAAAATTATTTACAACTAAATTAGATTCGGAATCAATGACAAATTCAAGGTTGAATCCACTGTTTCTGAATATGTCATTGACTATATCAATCTCATCACGAAGAACTAGTTCATCGACAGCAGTTCCATTTTTTAAAAGATTGGCGTTATTAATGGCACGAGATACTCTTTTATTTTTCAATCTGACTATAGGTAAAGCGATACCATCACTTTCCCAAGAATTCCTATACCTACTATTCATTGACGTATAGGCATCATATAGTCTTGCAGTCGCATTTTTGAAATCTGAATTACTGAAATCAATGATGTCACTATCGAACGTGTTCTTTCTATGGGCTGCTATATATACATGCTTTTTATCTGCGTGGGTTCGGTATAACTTATTTACGAATGATGATTTTCCGGTACCATTACCACCAACAAAAAAAGTAACTTCGCCGCAGCGGACTTCAATAGCATCACTTGAGCCATCGATTTTGTTAAATTGAAAATCAAACATATTTTCATCCTTATATAAATATATTTATATTTTTGTAAATATATATTTTGTTGGTTTAAGTATTTTGAAGTGCTTATTTAATCCTTATGTCCAATGTCCGGGGATCATATTCGATGAATAATGATTGATGTGATGAATTTCTTATCGATGTTATTTAATAACTCCAATCATTATTCAATTCTATTTAAAGTATTTAGCTGCATTGCTTCTGCTAGATGGTCAGGAGCAAAATGCGCATACCGCATCGTTACCTTTATATCTGTATGCCCTAAAATTCGCTGAAGCACAAGGATATTGCCACCATTCATCATGAAATGGGACGCAAAGGTATGGCGCAAAACATGCGTCAGCTGCCCAGCAGGGGTCTCGATGCCAGCTCGCTGTATGGCTTTTCTAAAAGCTGAGTAGCATGGTTTAAATAGCACTTGCGCCTTTCTGCTGGATGGCAGTTCAGCCTGTAATTTTTCAGTTATCGGCACCGCGCGGTTTTTCTTGCCTTTAGTTTTCACATAAATGATCTGACCGGCGCGGATTTGGTTTCCCTTCAAGCCTTCGGCCTTTCTCCATCGTGCGCCAGCTGCCAGGCATATTTTCACAATAGTCGTCAGATCTTTGGAGCGGCTGTTCTCACATTCGGCGAGGAGGATTCTGATTTCCTCAATGGTGAGATATGCCATCTCTGATTCACTGATCTTAAACTCGCGTACGTTCTCTAATGGGTTCGGTGCCGTCCATTCATCTAACCGGCGAAGCTCGTTAAACATCCCCCTGAAATACGCCAAATCTAAATTCACCGTACGCGGCGTAACCGTCTCACTCTGCTGGAGCGGGTGATTTTGCCGCTTAACTGCTGCTCGCGATAAGACGCAAAAATTTTCGCATTAAACTCGGTTGCGAGTGGGTTTCCCATCGCCTCGCAGGCGAATGCCATTGTGGTTTGCCGCTTCTCACCATCCGCCAAGGTAATGCCATGTGTGTTGAACCACAATTCATCCAACTCAATTACTCGCCGCTTATCTGCTTTCTCTCCCAGCCAGGGCTTATTTTGAGCCTGCTCTTTTACGAGCTTCTCATAGGATTGTGCTTCGCCCTTAGTTGCAAACTGGCGGCGAATCCTTTTGCCGTCACGGCCATTTGGGAAACTGCGCCAGACCATTGGCCAGAGCATATTGCCGCGCCTGCAGCTTGTACGCAGCCGCTACCGGCTTAACGATGCGGCGCAGTTTGAGCTGACCTTTATCAAACAGCTTGATCGCCTTCCGACGCTGGACCGCCAGGAAATTCGCGATCTGGCTTATAAGGTGGCCTCCATCCTGTCACAAAGTCTGGCTGAATTCGTTGATAAGGTCTCCATGCCACAGGAGGCGGACGAACTGGCTGTGACGCTTACCGGATACCGTTATATCGCTGAACTGGCAGCGCTGACAGGAACTCAGCCGCCTTACTGGGCAGAGTTCTGTTCAGCTAAGGGCGAAATGCCTTTGCGCAAAGCGCAGTCCGGTCTGCTTCGCATGATGGCGCCAGAATGGTGGCGTGGCCGCATGAAGCAGATGCGCGATTTACAGCGTGAACACATGGCCATTGCGGTAGGTCAGGTACAGAAAGCCGCATCACCTTACGTTTCCCGCAGCACGCTGGCCGAATGGATTGAGCAGAAAAAACGTAACCGTGAATTCTTCAAACGTTTTGATCTCATCAATCAGGAGGGGGACCGAATTGCGCTGGATGAAATGGTCAACCGCAGCGTGTCCAATACGGCAATATGCCGCCGCGAATTGATGACCAGGATGCGTGGGTTTGAGGATGTCGCCAATGAAACAGGGTGCATAGGTGAGTTTTATACAATCACAGCACCATCACGTTATCACGCAGTTTACAGTCAGGGCGGCTTTGTTTCTCAGTGGAACGGTTCAAGCCCACGTGACACCCAGCGTTATCTCTGCCGTGTATGGGCGAGGATCCGCGCGGCACTGTCACGCGAAGCTATTCATGTCTTTGGCTTTCGCGTTGTTGAACCTCACCACGATGGCACGCCGCACTGACACATGCTGCTGTTTATGCGCCCTGAAAACGTCCAGCGGGTTCAGCAAATCATGCGTGATCAGGCTTATAAAGAGGATTCCGGGGAGTTGACCACACCGCAGGCTATGAAAGCACGATTTCATGCCGAGCCGATCGACCCTGAGAAGGGCAGTGCGACAGGCTATATCGCCAAATATATTTCAAAGAATATCGACGGTTACGCGATGGACGGCGAGAAAGATGATGAAACCGGCGCAAATATGCGCGACATGGCTAAAGCTGTTTCGGCATGGGCTTCACGCTGGCGTATTCGTCAGTTTCAGCAGATTGGCGGTGCGCCTGTGACTGTCTGGCGTGAGCTGCGCAGTATGGGGGATGCACGTCTGCCAGATAAGCAGATGGATGCGGTGCTGGCGTCAGCTTCCGTTGCCAGTTGCTGGGCGTCCTATACGATGGCGCAGGGCGGGCCATTAGTAGCGCGTGAGGATTTAGTGATCCGCCTTTGCTACGAACTTACCGAAATGGGCAATGAGTAAGGCGAAGATGTTCATCGGGTGCAGGGTATCTATTCGCCAATGGTGCCGGATTCAGAAGTCATGACGCGCCAGGTCAAATGGGAAAAGGTCGCTAAATTGGCCGAAGTGCCAGCGGAGGCTGGTTTTTCTGGCGGCATCGCCGCCCCTTGGAGTTCTGTCAATAACTGTACGGGGCCAGAGCGCCGACGGTTAGAGCTGGAACTAAAAGCCAGGGGATTTAACGGAGATGAATATGAAAGTGGGCTGTTGCTTAAGGGCTGTAGCCTCAATGCAGGTGCGAAAATGCGGCTTTTCTACCGGAACGGCAGATTACAGGAAGAACCATTCTGATCTGGCAAGGTTCAGATCAATCCCATTGATACATAAAAAACAGTTTCAATTCCGACTGGATTTTCTATGCTGTATTAATAAACAGTAGTTGTAAGCAGAGGAGGGAACATGCAGGACTATCTTTTGGAGTCGGTGAAGCTTCAGCGTATTGATTTTTTTTAATACTTGTTGCTGTCAGCGATTGTAGTGATCAAGAAAAACGTATGGCAATTGAGTGGGTGTCCGAACTCACAGATGAGTTAATGGCGCGTCTGCGAAAGCATGAATACAGCCTTTCAATGAGTCAGGCTGAGTGATGAAAAGCCTAACAGAACTTCGAGCCGTGAATGCATGACTATACTGCATGAAATCGCATGATCCCAAAAGGATCTCTGATGCTCAGGCCCGCCAGTATTGGCGGACTTTTGTTTATGTCATGCAGGTGCATGAAAACCACTGCATAAAGCGGGCAGGCGTGGCGGGGCTACGAGCGCGCGCAATACGGTTTAAATCCTGATAGAGTTTTGTGGTTTTCATTAAAAATACATATATTCATTGTAGAACCGTCTTAAACTCCAAAGGGAATTGCGATGTCATTAAAAGTTATTAGAGAACAGGTCTTAAAATTCGTATCTCAGTCTACACCTTCGGTCATTGCCATCAAAGGTGAATGGGGAGTTGGTAAAACTTATGGATGGGAAGCTTTATTACAAGAGGCTAAAAGTGGAGGTATGATAACAGCAAAACGATACTCATATGTTTCCTTGTTCGGAATTTCTTCTTTAGATAAACTAAAATACACTATATTTGAGAATTCTATTCAGCAAGACTCAATTGGACATGATCCAAATCTTGAAAGTCTTAGAACAAACACATTTGGTATGCTCGAAATACTTGGTCGTGGCTCATGGAGTAAACTAAAAGATATGCCGTTTGTAAAATCAGCGGCGCCTGCAATTGAAGCATTTTCGTTTATGTCTGTGACAGATTCGCTAATTTGTATTGATGACTTAGAAAGAAAAGGGAGTGGCTTGGATTTAAAAGATGTATTAGGTTTGGTGTCATTACTAAAAGAAAAAAAGAAATGTAAGGTCGTTTTATTGTTAAATGCAGGAACTGAAGAAACAGTTGATTACGAAAAATATAAGGAAAAGGTTATTGATATTGAACTGGAGTTTTCACCCACTCCAGAAGAAAGCGCCCAAGTGGCGTATGATGGTTCAAAGTCATATCATAGCGAACTTTCAAAATTTACAGTTTCACTCGGTATAAAAAACATAAGAGTATTAACGAAGATTGAAAAATACATAGATATTGTTTTAGATTTCTTTGAAAAAACCGAGCCTGAGCTTACCAGACAATTATTGCACACCGCATCATTGTTTAGTTGGGCATATTATTGCTCAAATCATGATAGTGATATACCAACTCTGGACTTTATAGAGTCACCAGTGAGTAGGCAATATTCTAGCTCTAACGATCTGAGTGACAAGCAAAAGCTTTGGAAAAACTTACTGCTGAGTTATGAGTTTACTAACTTTGACAAGTTAGACTCTATGATCGCTAAATTAGTAAGAAGCGGTTATGTTGATAGGGATGCACTCAAGGAAGTTGTGGCAGTATCAAATAAGAAAATTATTGAAGATAAAAATAACAATGGTTATCAAAGAGCATGGGATACTTTTCATAATAGCTTTGATGATAATCAGCAGTTAGTTGTTCAGCAATTATATGATAATTTCCTACTTAATATTCGTCAGCTTGGTACAAGTGACTTGGATGGTTTAGTCAGTGTCCTCCGTGATTTGGATAGTGGCTCAAAAGCTACAGAGTTGATTGATGCATTTATTAGTGAGCGTAAAGGTGATATTGAACTATTTAATCCCGAAAGTTTTCATTTTGTTCGTAAGATCACGGATGCGGAGATTTTAGAAAAGTTTAGTGGTATTTACAAACATGAAAAGCCAAAAAGAACTATAAAAGATGTTCTTGACAAGATATCGGGGCAGAACGGGTGGGGTAATGATGATGAGGAAATACTTTCAACATCATCGGAAGATGAATTTTATGAATATTTTAAAAGTATCAATGGGTCAGAACTTACATCTCATGTATCTACTTGCCTGAAGTTTGGTGGATTTAACAATGGCAGTGCTAGAATGGAATCAATCGCTGTTAAGACCCGAGCAGCTTTGAAAAGGATATCGTCAGAAAGTAAATTAAATGAGATTAGAATGAAAAAGTTTGGGTTGTGATGAAAGGTCGCCACCTAGGCGACCTTTTAATTATTCATCCAGTTTATACATATCAAAATTAATAACTTCATCACTCAACCATGAGTTTAACTCTTTTAATCGTTTTTGAAGCGGAATGAGTTCATTTCGCACGAAAACCCGACTAGCCTTCTCAACATCACCAAATCCCCCAATATTATTCGGCATAATCCCCATCATCTGCGGCGGCACTCGGTGCGCGGCCATCATGTCGTCACGGCTCACGTTTTTGATATTCAGAAACTCATCCTTAGCCGCCACCTCTGACAGGGGGATAATCTGGATCCCGTCTTTCTTCCCGTTCGGCGAGTACATAAACAGGTTGCGGAAGTTGCCCGGCCCCTTGGCACTCTTCATTGCCTGGCGGATATTGTTTACGTCTTCCTGATTCTGCGCGGCGTCGGTCATATACATAATGAAACCGGCGTGGCTGCCGTTCAGGTAGTATTTACGGCGAAACAGCGTTGCCGACTCGTTTAGCAGGATGGACGGGATCGCTGAAAGGTATTCCGACAGGCCGTAAACCTCCTGATTTAAATCCGGCTCCATCAGGTGAAACACGCTGCCTTTGGTGAATTCGTAGGGCTGCGTGTTCATGCTGTACTGCAGAAACCAGTAGGTGTCCAAATCGGTACCGCGTCGCGTAAATTTTGCCAGTGCCGGCTCAAGTGCCAGCACGCCGCCGAGCCTGTTGGTGCGCTTCTCCAGATAGGCGTTGCCGAATACCAGATAGTCCTGCACAAAGCGGCTAAAAGCCTGCTGGCTCAGCAGCGGATGAGGAATGAAGGTGCTGGTCAGGATGTTGCGCTTCACGTTGATCGGCGAGCTGTGATGTACGGCGGCGCGGAACGTGCGCGCCAGCCCGTCAAAGCTCACCGGCGGCTCATACCACCTGTCCATGACAACGCATTCCACGTAGTCCAGCAGCTCGCGGCGGTTCAGCACCGGCACCGGGTCGCCAAAGGTGAACGCTTCTGCCGCCGGGCCACCGGTCATCTGTTGCTGCTGCACGGGCTGCGTGCGCATGCGGTTCCTGCGTTTGCTCATTTAAAAAATCTCCATAATGTTGCCGGTGTGGGCGGCTTCGCCCTGTAGGGTTCATTTGCCAGTGCGTGCATGGTCGCCCACGCCAGATCGGCGTGGCTCGCTTCTTCGCTGCGGCTGGCTTCGTAGGTCGGGCGATTGCCGCAGGCCGTGGTGGCGCGGCGGATTGCCATGAATGACTGTGCGATGTCGAGGTGTCCGGCGTCGAACTCCAGACGCCCGCTGCTGATGATGTCGAACGCCTTCAGTACCAGGGCGTTTTTCACGTTCGGGTTATAAACAAACTCCTTCACCGCCGGGAAAAACATCTTCACGTTTTCGTACACGCCGAGGCCGACGCCGGTGGAGTCGATGCCGATATAGGTCACGTTGTACTGCTGCGTCAGCTTTTTGATGGACTCGGCCTGCGCGCGGAAGTCCATGCCGCGCCACTGGTGGCGCTCCAGAATGCGGAACTTACCGCCCGGCACGGCAGGCGGAGCGATCACCACGCACCCGGCGCTGTCGCCGTTCTGCGTGCCCTTTGCCGGGTCGTAACCAATCCACACTTCGCGCCAGCCGAACGGGCGCAGCGCCAGCGCTTCGAAGTCGGCCCACACTTCCCAGCTGACGCCGCAGCGTCTGAAGCAGGTGGTGCTCACCGCGATGGCGGAAGTGAACGCGGAGCTGTACTCGTGGCGCGAACAGCAGGAGCTGCGCGGCTTCAACGGGCTGGCCGATGTACCGGCGGAGCAGCTGGCCGGGCGCAGCGTGCGTCTGCATCACTATGAAAATGCGGTGTGGTGCTGGGCGCGCGCGGTGCTGAACGAGCGTTATCAGGACCTTGACGCCACCGCTGCCGCTGCTAAGCGCGGGGAAGAACCTGAAGACGCCACCGGCGATCTGTGGCGCGATGCGCGCTGGGCTATCAGCCGCGTGCAGGACATGCCGCACTGCACCGTGGAGCTTATCTGATGAAAGTGCGTGCGCAGCAGTATGACACGGTGGACGCACTCTGCTGGCGTCACTACGGGCGCACGCAGGGGATGACGGAACAGGTGCTGCAGGCAAATCCGGGGCTGGCGGAGCACGACCCCCTCTTACCGCACGGGCTGGAGGTGGAGTTGCCGGACGTGACAACGACGGCCACCGTGCAGGCCGTCCAGCTTTGGGACTGAATCATGTGGGAAAGAATCCGCGCCGGGATCGTCTGGTTTATTGCTGTCGGTATGGCATGGCTGGGCGACCTGTCGCTAAAAGACGTTTCAACCGTGGCCGGGGTGTTAATCGGCCTGCTGATGGCAATTATCAGCTGGTACTACAAGCGCAAAACCTATCAGCTGCTGGCCGCCGGGCGCATCACGCGGGAGGAATATGAATCTGCAAATCGTTAAGCGCTGCACCGTCGGCATGGTGCTGGCTATCGCCGCGACGATGCCGGGTTTCCAGCAGCTGCTCACCTCCGTCGAGGGGCTGAAGCTGATCGCCGATTATGAGGGCTGTCGCCTGAAGCCGTACCTGTGCGACGCGGGAAAATGGACCGACGGCATAGGTAACACCGTCGGCGTGGTACCGGGCCGTACCATCACCGAGCGGCAGGCGGCGGGGAATTTCATCACTAACGTGTTACGCGTTGAGGCGGCACTGGCGCGCTGCGCTGCGGTTTCTATGCCGCAGCCGGTCTATGACGCGCTGGTGTCGCTGGCGTTTAACGTCGGTACCGGCAACGCCTGCGGCTCAACGATGGTGATGCTCATCAAACAGCAGCGCTGGCGCGATGCCTGTTATCAGTTGCCGCGCTGGGTGTACGTGAAAGGCGTATTCAATCAGGGGCTGGATAACCGGCGACAGCGTGAGCTGGCATGGTGCTTAAAAGGAGTAACAACATGATGCGCGCGCTGGCGGCGATAGTGCTCGTTCTGATTGCCGCGCTTGGCGTGCAGTCGTGGCGGCTCAGTACCGCCCACAACAAAATCGATGCGCAGGTGAAGGATTTAGCCGCGCAGGGCAAAAAGCTGTCGCAGAAAAACGGCCAGCTGATTGCCCTCAACATTCTGACGCAGACCAGCAGCCGGGCGCAGACGCAGCTGTACGCCGCCGCCGAGCAAAACGGCACGCTGCTGCGTGACCGGCAGCGCACCATTGAGAAACTTAAACGTGAAAATGACGAGCTTCGCCGCTGGGCTGATGCCCCTTTGCCTGATCCTATTATCCGGCTGCGCCAGCGTCCGCCCCTCACCGGAGGTCAGTCTTACCGTGAGTGGCTGTCCGCGAATCACCCCGTGCCGCCTGGACGAAGCCGCATGGGCGGCCTGCGCCGACAAGGTTGACACCATCATCAGCTGTCAGGATAAAGAAGATGAACAAGCCGCAATCCTTGCGAAACGCCCTGAATAAAGCCGTGCCCTACGTGGCCGACAACCCGGATCGCCTGCATCTGTTCGTAGACAATGGCGCGGTGGTTGCCACCTCCGCCACGTCGATTTCATGGGAGTACCGCTACACCCTGAACGTGGTGGTGACGGACTTCACCGGCGATCAGAATCTGCTGATGGCGCCCGTTTTATTCTGGCTCGGCGTCAATCAGCCTGACGCGCTGCAGAACGCCACCGAGCGTGAGCGGCTTTTCACCTTTGAGGCGGACATACTTGGCAATGACCGCTGCGACATCAGCATGAGCCTGAAGCTGACGGAGCGAGTGATCGCGAAGGAAGTGGACGGCGTGATGTCGGTTGAGGCCGTGCCGGAGCCGAAAGCGCCGGATGATGCTGATGAAGGCTGGACGGTGCGCCGTGGCTGAGCTGCATGACGTTGAGGAGTGGCTGGGTGCGCTGCTGTCGCAGCTTGAACCGGCGGCCAGAACAAAGATGCTGCGCGAAGTGGCGCGGGACGTGCGGCACATTCAGCAGAACAACATCACGCTGCAGCGCAGCCCGGACGGCACGGCATGGGAGCCGCGCCGCGTCACCGCACGAACCAAGCCTGGCCACATTCGCCGTAAGATGTTTGCGAAGTTGAAAACAGCGAAGTATCTGAAGGCGCAGGCAAACGCTAATGTGGCAGAAGTTGCATTTGTTCCCGGTGTACAGAGGTTAGTTCGTGTGCATCATTACGGCCTGCGGGATCGGGTAAACCGACGTGGCACCCTAGTGAAATATGCAGAACGCCAATTATTGGGCATAAATGAAAATGTGAAGGGTTGCATACGTGAAATATTCATGCAACGGCTGGTTGAACTTTAATTAATCACTCCTTTGTAAAGGAGTGATTAATAGTCTTATGGATTTATTTCTCTAAGTCTTCCTTTTCTTATGGCATAATTTCCGATTGCAGATTCAAGCTTTCCACCACATTCGCAGGGTTCTGAATCAGTTATCGTATTATTAATGATAGTCCTATCTTCACAATCAAATGAGCAGATTATTTCGCGATTTTTTCCGCATTGAATACATATAACTGTAAGTTTGGGTAGATCCTCTGGGGGAATAAGTAAAGGGGTGTTTTCATTTGCGGCCACATAGTACCCTAAAAGTGGAAAGCCTCTGCTATCTGAAACTGATCTGTAGGTGTTTGTTATTCCAGCTATTAAGTTTAAAACTTCATCGTATTCCTCTGGGTTTCGCATAGATACCCAACAGTCATTATTTTCATAGCTATACTCACGACCTACTACACATATAGCACTCAAGTAAGAACGGTCATTCTTATAAAAATTCATGTAACGTTTAGCTTCGCTCATTCCATTTTGACTTAAATCTGTGTTAAGGGCAAAAACTACCGCTCGAGGCTTACTTATAGAATGATTTATTCTGTTTCCATCGTTATCTAATTTTCCAGGTAGGTATTTATATGTTTCATTTATGTTCTTCGCGCTAACATGAGTCGTTGACAGTTCAGTGCTATTTAGTGTCGTTTTAACTTCAATAGTGTATAAAACTGATTCAATGGGAAATATTCCTATTGAATCATTAACCAATACTGGTGGTAATATTTCTTTATTATAAATGACAATGTCAATTTGATGAGACGGAGGGTTTCCAAATGAATCGATAATTTGTCCAGTACCAACACCAATATCTGAAGGCAATAGGGGTCTAAACAATTTACTAAGTAATATTTCTAATACTGAACCTTTCATGGCTTGATGAGTTACACCTGCCGCCCCTCTTGCTTCGGCTATAGCTGATGCAACTTTACCCCGCAATAATGCTTGATACTGATTTTTATTGTTCATTGAAATTCCGTTTATCCGAAGGATTGATTAAGAGTCATTGTGTCATTCAACATACAAAAGCTTGTAATTCACCTTACATCAATTTTCATGGCAGCCTTAAGTCATGAACGAAAAACTCACCGAAATCATGCGCCTAATCACTAACCTGATCCGCACCGGCACCGGCACCGGCACCGTGTCCGATGTGGATCCGGCCAACTGGCTGTGCCGGGTGAAAACGGGCGACCTTGAAACCAACTGGATTAACTGGCTCACCTGCCGCGCCGGTAATACGCGCACGTGGTGGCAACCCTCCATCGGCGAGCAGGTTGTGCTGCTGAGCCTCGGCGGCAATCTCGAAACCGCATTTGCGCTGCCGGCCATTTATTCTGATGCCTTCCCGCCGCCTGATTATTCAGAGAACGGCAGCACCACCGTGTTCAACGACGGCGGCTGGTTCCAGTACGAGCCGGACACCGGCCAGCTGCTGATTAAGAACATCAAAAGCGTGCGCATTGAGGCAGCCGACGGCATTCAGCTGATCACCGATCAGCTGGGCGTTGAAGCCAGCCAGATGCTCATCAACAGCGAAACCGTGATAAACGGCGCGGTGACGCAGGGCGGCGGCGATATGAGTTCCAACGGCGTGATTGCTGACAAGCACAAGCACGACAAAGTGAAGTCCGGCGGCGATATATCCGGAGGCCCGCAATGATGTATCTCGGCATGAACCGCGATACCGGCGAAGCCATCACCGACACCGAGCACATTCGCCAGAGCGCGCGCGACATTCTAATCACGCCGGAAGGCAGCCGCATCGGGCGTCGTGAATACGGTTCGCTGCTGTCGGTACTGATTGACCAGCCGCAGAACGAAGTGGTGCGCCTTCAGGTGATGGCGGCGGCGTACACGGCGCTGAGCCGCTGGGAGCCGCGTATCCGGCTTAGCTCGTTGAATATTACCAGCGACTTTGACGGCTCCATGGTGGTTGAGCTGAACGGCCAGCGCGCCGACGGCTCACCGCTCGCAATGTCAGTGCCTACGGGGGTGAACAGTGGCAGTAATTGACCTTTCGCAGCTGCCCGCACCGGAAGTGATCGAGATGCCGGACTTTGAAACGCTGCTGGCCGAGCGTAAGGAAGCGCTGATTGTGCTCTATCCGGCGGAGCAGCAGGCCGCCATGCGCCGCGTGCTGGCGCTGGAATCTGATCCGATTGTGAAGTGCTTACAGGAAAGCGTTTATCGGGAAATTCTGCTGCGCCAGCGCATCAATGAGGCAGCGCAGGCGGTGATGGTGGCTTATGCGCTGGGCAGCGACCTCGACCATCTGGCCGCGCGCAGTAACGTGCAACGCCTGACCATCACCCCGGCCAACCCGGACGCCGTGCCGCCGGTTGAGGCGGTAATGGAATCGGACGACGCGCTGCGCGTGCGCGTGCCGGAAGCGTTTGAGGGCTTATCGGTTGCCGGTCCGACGGCGGCCTACGAGTTTCACGCCAGAAGCGCGGACGGGCGGGTGCAGGACGTGTCCGCTATCAGCCCGTCACCGGCGACGGTGCTGGTCACCGTACTGAGCCGCGAGGGCAACGGCACGGCAGCCGCAGATTTGCTGAGTACAGTGGACGCTGCGCTGAACAGTGAGAGCGTGCGCCCGGTTGCGGACCGCGTGTCTGTACAGCCTGCAACCATCAATGATTACCGCGTGCAGGCAAAGCTGCACCTGTTTGACGGCGTGGCCGCCGCGCCCTGTCTGGAAGCGGCAAACGAGCGGCTTGCCGCCTACCTTATAGAGCAGAAAAAGCTGGGCCGCAGCGTGCGTCGTGAGTCTTATGGCGCAGTGCTGCGCGTGGCCGGTGTGGATTGGGTGGAAATTACCGAACCGGCAGCAGACATCATCATGGACCGCACGCAGGCGGGCAACTGCACCGTGACGGACATCAGCGTGGCGGATGATGAGGTGCTGGCATGAGTAATAGCCTGCTGCCGCCCGGCTCATCCGCGCTGGAGCGCCGTCTGGCGCAGGCGTGTAACGGCATTTCCGGCCTGAACGTGCCGCTGCGCGACCTGTGGAACCCGGACACCTGCCCGGTGAGTTTTCTGCCCTATCTTGCCTGGGCGTTTTCGGTGGACCGCTGGGACGAAAGCTGGGCGGAAAGCGTAAAGCGCAAGGTGGTGAAGGACGCGTTTTATATCCATCAGCACAAGGGCACCATCAGCGCGATCCGACGCGTGGTGGAGCCGCTGGGCTATCTCATCCGCGTGATTGAGTGGTGGAAAACCAACGATGAGCCGGGCACGTTCCGGCTGGACGTGGGCGTGCTGGATACCGGCATCACCGAGGTGATGTATCACTAGCTGGAGCGCGTGATTGCCGACGCCAAGCCGTGCAGCCGCCATCTTATCGGGCTTTCGATCACCCTGGACGCCAACGGCACGGTGCCGGTGGCCGTTGCCAGCTATGACGGCGACGAGCTGACCGTTTATCCCTACACCCCTGAACTAATCAGCGTCGGCGGGCAGGTGTATTCCGGCGCGGCGGTGCATCTTATCGACCTGACGGAAGTGAGCGCATGACGACAAAATATTTTGCCCTGCTGACCAATCAGGGCGCGGCTAAGCTTGCCAACGCTGCCGCGCTCGGCACCAAAGTAAACATCACGCAGCTAGCCGTGGGCGACGGTGGCGGCACGCTACCCACGCCTGATCCGGCGCAGACGAAACTCATCGGTGAGAAGCGCCGCGCGTCACTCAACTCGCTGACGATTGACGCCGCTAACGGCAGCCAGATTATTGCCGAGCAGATTATCCCGGAGGGCGAGGGCGGTTTCTGGATCCGTGAAATCGGTTTGTTCGATGGCCATGGCGTGATGATTGCGGTGGCTAACTGCGCCGAAACCTACAAGCCGCAGCTTGCCGAGGGCAGCGGGCGCACGCAGACGGTGCGCATGATTATCATCGTGAACAGCACCAGCGCGGTGACGCTCAAAATCGATCCGTCGGTGGTGCTGGCAACGCGTAAATACGTAGACGACGGCGTGATTGTGGCGAAGCAGTACGCCGATAACCTTCAGACACAAACGAAAAAGTACGCCGACACGCTGCAAAAGGAGGCAAAGGATTATGCCGATAATCAGATGCAGGAGGCGAAGACATTCAGCACGGATGCGCTTAAAAAGCACGTTGCTGATGCCAATCCGCATCAGCAATATTTGCAGACCGTGCAGGCGATGGCGGACATCAAAGCTGCCGGTAAGGTGGCTGACGCACTGAAAAATCTCGGTGTAGGCGAAGGCGCACCGCTGATCGGTTCACCGTTCCCGTGGCCGCACGCGCAGCTACCCAATGAGTTGTTTGATTCTATGGCGGGCATGGTATTCCTGAAGTACAACGGCGCCAGTTTCAGCGAAACGCTTTATCCGAAGCTGGCGCTTGTTTACCCCGGCCTGAAATTACCCGACATGCGCGGCTGGGATGACGGACGCGGTGCTGATGCCGGGCGTGCGCTTCTGAGCAGTCAGAGCCATGCGATGCAGTAGCATACCCCCACCGTTGTAGTACCGGGGAAAATCGTCGATGCGGATCGCGGCAGCCTGTCATCAGAATGGAATATTGATAACTCCCAGAGCCTGACATCCAGCGGCGCGTCCGGAAATACCGCCACGGAAACCCGCCCGCGTAACGTCGCGTTTAACTTCTTAGTGAGGCTGCATAATGGCCGCAGTAAAAAAAACAGCGCTGGATAAGGCCGGGCTGGCAAAAGCGTCTGGCGTGATGACGGTTTACAACTACAACCCGGAAAGCGGTCTTTTTGTAGGTTCCTCTGACGAGTATCTGACCGAGGGCGTCGGCATTCCGGCCAACTCAACGTGCGATGTGCCACCTGTAAGCGTTGCGGGCACGGTCAACGTATATTCAGAATCGGGCTGGCAGCAAATTGCCGATCATCGCGGTGAAATGGTTTTTCTCACGGCGACGGGGGAACCCATTGAGATTAGTCAGCCTGGCGATTATCCGGCGGATACCACGTCCCTTGCGCCCGCCACGGTTTTTGACTTCTGGAACGGCGAAGCGTGGGAAACAGACGCGCAGGCTCAGCAGGCGGCGGCAGTCAGTGCTGCGCAGGCTGAGAAGTCGGCCCGCATTAGCGAGGCCAACAGCGTGACGCAGGCCTGGCAGACGCAGCTCATGCTCGGCATCATTACCGAAGGCGATAAGGCCTCACTGACGAAATGGATGCAGTACATTCAGGCCGTGCAGGCGGTGGATGCAACTATGGCACCACACACTGTGTGGCCTGTATCACCTAATAAACTATCAATGTAAAGAGTATACCGGCTTAACCAAGCCGGTTAAATAATTTATAAATTACTTAGCGTTTTTTTAAGTTCATCGGCGAATTGGATAAATGTGTTGCCTGCTAACAATTTCCGTTTTCTTTGATACTCTTTAAAAATACCAACTGGTCGCAAAGATAAACTATCATTTTCCATGTTTATCATTATCTGAGAGATAATCCCCCCACTCATTCCTTCAAGTAGTGGAATGTTATTATCAAGGCTCAATTTTTCAGGGGTAAACTGAGTTCCTTTTTTTCCTTTTTTATCATTGTAGTGAAAATAAATGTTTTCTGATTCAAGATCAAATCCGAAAGAGTGAAAAATGAGATTAAGCCTGTGAAGCCCTTTGGATTCTCGATCTATGTGAAATTTATTTTTTGTGCGGGGATAACCTGTTATCATAAATGAACTTAACGGTGTGAGTTCTGTTCGGTAAGTTAGATTGAAATAGGGTAGGGATTTTCCACTACCTAATAGCGAGGCGGGTAGTTCTACAAGAGCATAATCCTGCTCGCTGTTGTGAAGTACATTTACTTTTTCAAGTAAGTATTTTTCACCATTAATAACCATTCCACGGAAATCAACTTTCATTAGCTCAGTAATGACATGTGAAGCAGTCATAATTGCTAATCCAGCCGCGTTTGGTAGCAGGATTAAGAATCCACTGCCAATTAATGAAAACTCACGAGTGCTATTTTCCTTAAGGGCGAAAAAGGATACCAGTGCTCGCTCATATTTATTTGCTAACTGAGTAGCGTGGCTGTCATCAATAGTTGATGGGATCTCTTGGATAATTGATTTATACGGGTAATTCACATTCTCAATAAACATGTCTTCATCCTTGTCATGTGGTTTTCAGCATTGTGTCACCATCTACACAATAACGTACGCGTGCATACCGGGCTATAAGCCATGACCATAGCGGAACCCCTTCACAGGAGAGCCGCACCTATGCCAACCGGGCCAACGCAGAGCGCGCCGCAAAAATGCAGTGGGTGCGTCTGCAGCGCGGGGTGGCGACGTTCTCTATTCAGCTGGCGCGTGGCCGCGCAGATCTCTACACGGAAATGCCGGTAAAGGTGAGCGGGTTTAAACAGCAGATTGATGTGGGGGAATGGATTATCACCACGCTAACGCACAGCCTGAGCTCGGAAAACGGCTATACGACCAGCATTGAACTTGAAGTGAAAATAGATTCACTTGAAATGGAATAGTGCTATCTCAAAATGGTTAAATTGAGTAATATTTATCTCAATTGGGTTTTGGAGACGACGTTATGATGAATTGCCCTTTGTACGGGAACGCCGCACATACCCGCAGCAGCTTTCAGGTATCAGCTACAACTAAAGAACGATATAACCAGTGCCAGAACATTAACTGCGGCTGCACGTTTAAATCTCATGAGACTGTGTCAGAGATCATTATGAAACCGGGTAGCGTTAAACCTGTGCCGCCGCATCCGGGAAGGGATCAGCAGCAGCTTCTGTGGGTTTGACTTCTATTAATGTTGAGTAGTCTGATCGGAACAGGCTTTATACTTAAATTTATCAAATAGCTATTTTATTCTAATTATCATTAGATGTTTAGGTGCTACTCAAATCGTCATTGATTACTTGTTGATGCTTATGATGAGGCTCTTTATTATCAATGAATCCCATGTTATATAGATAGTTGATGAGAGATTTTGGTAAGAAATTTCGTGGTGATTAATGATTCCTGAGGATGTATTATCACTATTCGGGCTTTTGCACCTTAAGTATTCAATTCACGAATTGAAATAAATATAATGATATCCTTTTTAATAGGGATAGGGGGTAGGTAATGACTTTAGATAAATGGATTGCCTTAGCGGCATGTGTTGCCGCTTTCGTTTCCGCACTTGCTGCGTTACTTGCTGTTAAACAGGCAGGGATACAAAGAAAACTTTCTTATAAACCTCAAATGCTTTTGAGGCCTCAGCCCTTTACCTATGAGTTTGATAATTCCACACTTAATATTTTAAACAGAATTAAAATGCGGGATGGAGATAGTAATAACTCATTAAAAAGTGATTTGGCTGTTAATATTGGTCTAGGCGCTGCTCTTGATGTTAAGATTAAATGGAATTATGACTCTCAAGAAATTATCGATAACCTAAATGATAATTTAATTAAACTAGAGGTGCCATTGAAAATAGAAAGATTTTCAAATGAGTTATTTACAAAGATAGTCATTCATAATGAAATTCACACAGTTTTCAGGGAAGTGACCGAAGATTCCATTGATTATATTTTATCATATAGTCAAAAGCCTGCATCTACAGAAATTATATTTCCATTTTATTTTCTTTCTTTTATTTGCGCTAATTTCATCTTCTCTATAAGAGCTGGGGAAACGTCATTTAAAGATTTTTTAAAACCTACAATCAAATTAGAGTATAAAGATATTGGCGGTGAGAGTTATTTAGATGAGTTTTATGTGAATATTGATTTTATATATTGCAAACATGATGAAGCTCTAGAGAAAATGAGCGGCCATCTTTCTTTTGATAAGAAACAATCAACAAACAAAGCAGTAAGGGGACTTAAAACATTGCGTAAAGGATATGAAGATTTTATTTCACAGTATGACTTTAATAACAACAGATAG